CCCCTTTCGGGGTCTCTCTGCTGATCACCGTTTGGTGTCAGCAATAACCTTGGAGTTTTGAAATGAATCCTGAAGTTTTGGCAGAGGTCATGGAGATTGCCTTTTGGCAGTTCGATGAATGTGATCCGGATTTTTTACCGGCATATTTATCTTACCTTGAGTTCCTCTTCGAAAAAGAAGATACTCGTGTTCTACGTGTCCGCTACCTCATACTTCATATTCAGATGTTATTAGACCGTAAGAAGTCTAGGCATCTGTTGGATTCGTCAATTTCTCTTTAGGTTATAGACTGCGAGGTTTTGAAACCTCTTCTCTCCGTACAGGACCCGATCTGTTGACCGTTTAGGTTATAGGTCTTATAGCCCCTATGCGAAAGTGTAGGTACTGTCCTTTCTGTTTTTCACTATGAGATCCTTACAATGCCTCGCTACAGTTGCCCCATAGCCACTATCGTCTTACGACGAAATGGCGTCACCTCTCAAACCGATTCGAACACTATCCGTGTTCGGACCGATGCGGTTGTGAAGGGTGCCAATTTTCCCGATTACAAGTACCTTATCAAGCATGCCTTACAAGCCACGACCTATCTTTTAGGTACGCGATTTGTTCGGAAGGCTCCGATCTGGCGCTGTGTAGCTCGGGTCATTGATTACCCATGGCAAGCACCGTATGATGGCACTGACATAGTCATGCGGACCATCGAAGGGACTTATCCCGGCGATTTTCCGTCTGGCTCTCTTGGGATCTCGTTCGTGAAAGCAGATAACTTGGCAAAAAGAAGTTTCGTCTCAAAAGCTAAATCAGCACAGACCGCTATTCAAGGCGGAGTGTTTCTGGGTGAGCTAAGAGAGACGATACATCTGCTACGACATCCGGCCCAATTATTGAGAAAAGACCTCGGCTCTTACCTCCGAACCGTGAAGAAACGGGTCGGAAGAGTCCTTGGTAAAACGCGCAAAGAGCGTATTCTTTATGTCAATAAGAAGGTGTCGGATCATTGGCTCGAGTATTCTCTAGGATGGAAGCCCCTCGTCGCTGATATAGCGAGCGCGGGTAAACTTCTTAATAGAGTGATCCTTAAGGATCAAGGCGACCGTAAGTTCATCGCTGGCTTTGGTAAAGACAACGATGCTTCTCACGTGATTCCGTTTGTTCTTGGAGGAAACCCTAATGTTATTGGGTCTACTTTTCAAACAGCCGAAGTCTCCGTCAAATACTATGGGCTAATGGATATACGGTGTCCACGCCAGGTATCGTTTAGATCTCTAGGGTTAACCCCTGACGAGTTCTTTCCGACACTTTGGGAACTGATTCCGTATAGCTTCGTAGTTGATTACTTCACCAATATTGGTGATATAATCAGCGCGGCGTCATTCACTAAGACGGGTATCCGTTGGATGGCTAAAGGAACTAGAACTTCCCTCGTTAATCATTATAAAGTGATTAAGGCGGAATCTACGTTCGTTACTCATCTTGGCGGTTCTTATCCTCTTTATGAATGTTCGACGCGGCCAAGCCATGCTACCTGGGCTAATGAGACGGTAGAGCGAGCTGCTTTTACTGGTTCCCTGATCCCTCAGCTGGAATTTACAATTCCTGGCTTTGCGAATCAGTGGATCAATATAGCAGGTCTCTTAACCGCTTCGTCAGCTACTAGGAAAGCATTAACAGCTCTCTTATAGAGGTTCTTCTTATGGCTTTTACGCCATCTTCCCCTATTACTGGGGCCACCGCGACGGGGTATCTAACGAGTCCTACTTACACTATTGTAAGTGATACTCCTCCTGTTGCTAATGCGAAACAGTATGCGGTTTCCGCTCTTGGCGGAACGCAGACTAATGTCGTAGTCTCAACAGTTGCCCGTCCGTTCACCATCACTGTGTTCAAGCCGGCGATCTTAAAACAATTGCCGGTAGTCAACGCAGTGACGGGTGTTCTTCCGTCGGTACCTAAGAACGTTTTTCGCGTTCTCACCCGCAAGGGGTGTCTGCCTTTGGCCGGACAAGCGCCCGTCGTCGTCACGTATGACACACTTGTGTCTGTACCTGCCGGCGTTGGTGACGCGGATCCGAACAATTTGGCAGCTGGGTACTCGGCTCACCTCGGCGCCCTTTGGGAGCAGAGTAATGAGTTCATGGATACCTTTGTCAATGGCGTTATTTAACAGGCGTAGGCCCAAAAGGCCGATTCCTGCTGGATTTCGACATTTACGCTGGTTCCTTGTACTCATTTATCTCATCCTTACCATTCTTTTTTGGTATTCATGAGATTGTGAGCTTTAGACGGAGGTAACATGGGTTTTAACCCTGATGCTCTTTTGTCTGTCCTGGAGCAAGAACTTGGTGAACAGAAATGTTCACTTACAGACCTTCAATGGTTTGCGGCCGAAGCTCTTAAGGGTTCCTTGCTGAAAAAATTCAGCGCGGCTACCAGTAAGAGTGCCGACCAAAAGGCCATCGATAAGTTTATCCGTATCAACAATGATGCGGGTAAATGGTCTAAGGAACAAGGGCGCGGTTTGTTTACAGACTTTCTACGTGGCCACTTTAAAGAGGCCATGCAGAAGTTTTTTACTGTAGACAATCGTGAACCCTTGTTCTCCAGTCATGGCGAGATACTCCATCGCGCCAGAACTGGACCCGGAAGTAGCCTTGGTACCACTGGTCAAGATTATTATTCAAAACTCTTTTCCAGCGATATCACTGCTACGCGGGCGTCCTTGCTTTTGTTTTACCAACACTATATTTCATTTCATCCTTCCTGGGACGATGCGGAGGAATTCCGCAAAGAAGCAGGTTATGGTGATGTTATAGTGCCAGGAAATAAACTGTCCTTTGCTCCGAAGAACGTTGACATTTCACGGACCATCTGTACCGAACCGAATCTCAACATGTTTTTTCAGTTGGGAGTCGGTGAGATACTATGTGATAGACTGTGGCGAGTCTTTGGAATAGACTTGTCTAAACAGCCTTTCATTAACCGTGAACTGGCTAGGATCGGAAGCCTAGATGATCGTCTTTGTACGATAGATCTAGAGTCTGCTTCAGATTCTATCTCGCTGAAGATGTTAGCCGAGTACCTTCCTGCGGATATTTTCCGTTGGTTGGTACTCTTGCGTTCACCTACAGCGTTACTGCCAGATGGGCAGAGCCTCCAGTTAAATATGGTTAGTACGATGGGGAACGGTTTTACCTTTCCTCTTCAGACCATCATATTTTCCTGTGTCATTTCTGCATGCTTTACATACTTCGGTATGTCGCCCGGAAGGGCTGGAGAGACCTGGTCTGTTTTCGGTGATGACATTATCGTCCCACGAGAAATCGTGGGCCCGGTATTGGATCTCCTCGAACATCTGGGTTTCTCTGTTAACATGCAAAAGTCCTTCTTCCAAGGACCGTTCAGGGAGTCTTGCGGTTGTGACTACTTTCGTGGTCACAACGTGCGTGGAGTTTATATAAAGAAACTCCATTCACAGCAAGATTTCTGTGTGGCCATAAACCTGCTGAATCGGTGGTCTGGTCGTCAGGGTATACATATTCCCAAAACGATCGGCCTTCTCATGGATCGGACCAGGTTTTTGCCTGTTCCTTTCTGTGATAACGACGATGCGGGCATTAAGGTTCCACTACAGTTGGTATCTCCCCGTAAAGAGCATCCTGATTATCAAGGTACATTGATGTACCGACGATATCAGAGTGTTCCTAAGGTTGTTACCTTCGGTGATGGCATTGTACGAAATCCCAAGGGTAGTAAGCGGAGGGTTTATAACCCCTCTGGTCTACTCATGGCTTTCCTCAATGGCACTATAGAAAACGGTAGGATTACAGTCAGGCATGACTGGACTCCTTATCGTTCAAAGTCCGCTGTGGTTCCATTTTGGGATTACAGATCGGAGTCGGACATTGCATCCGACGACAAATGGCAGCAGTGGGAAACTGCTGTGGTTAGGAATTTTAAAACCTAACCAACCCTAAAGGAGGGGGCGAAAGCCCCTAATCCTC